CCACGCCCCCTTAAGTTGTTAATTTAAAGGGTATTATATTTTAAGGTGGACCAGTTTTCAATTGAAATTTGGCCCAGATTTAGATTAACAGAAACAGCAGGTTCAGTTTGAATACAAGGTTGATAGATGTACAGAAGTTGTTATTAAAAAGTAGATAGGGAGGAGTTTGAACCCATGAATAATAGAGATATTAGTGATTTGTGCATAACGGTTATATTTCAAGACGAATCTAAATTTCAACACTCATACCAGCTTGCATATCATCCGTGTCCTGTGTGGATGAACGGACCAAATGACTATAAAGTAACCATGCCAGAAAGCGTAAAATATGAACCTGGTAGTTTTGAAAAAATCGTAAAATTTACTCAAGATATGCATAATTGCGAGTTTGGTAAAGGAAAAAAGTGCATGATTGTTGCAGATGAAGCTTGGATGAGTTATTACGAAGAGTTTGAGATGATCGCTCAAGATATTAGAAACAGTGGATTTGATGTAACTATAGTATTAATTTAGTTTCAAATAGAAAAGAGCTTTCAAATGAAGGCTCTTTATTTTCGTAAAAAATCAGCTTTAGCATCAATAACATTATTGAACTGATACCCTCGAGTATTCATTGAAGATATCTTAATGGCCACCAGATTTATATCGGCAGATAAAACTTTAGCAATTTGCTCAATGTCATACCCATCATGAGCCAAAGTCAAAATCTTATCATCTGGCAAGAGAATCTCCGAAGCAAAAAGATTAGCCTCATACTCCGGCCGACTTTTCATATCATAGAGCATGAATTCCTGTAAACAGACTCTTTTGGCTAAATCTTGATGCAGTATATCATGCCCAAGCTCGTGAGCACATACAAGCGTTTTGGAGTAAGAGTCAAGTCTCTCATTTATGACAGCAAAACGGTTTTTCTTAAGATATTTATACATTCCTTTCAAACTTCCGAGGTCTGCATAAAAGACCTCAACTCCAATGGCTTTGCACAATTCAAACGGATCCCGTGTATCATATTTTTTAATAAGTTCATGAGCGACAGTCTGAATATAATCTCTATTTGGCATGATAAATTCACCTCCCCCAATATAACAAGTATAACAAACGAACTATCCCGAAAAACGGACAGTGACTATTCATTAGGCTCGCTGTTTTTTTTGTATTTTTTTGGGGTGTATTTTTTATTATTATCTTTTGCCTTCCAATACATCTCTGTAATGGCTCTAAATACTTTGTCCTTGTCTTCTTCGCCCAGTTCGCCACCCGCAAATAGTCCGCCGAGTTCTTCAACAAGCAATTTAGCATCTTTTTTCCCACGTGCGCCATACTTAGATGCTGCTTCTACAATAAAATTGTCTTCTTCTTTCATGAGTTCTTCGATTGTGGTGCTTAAAGCAACGCATAGCTTGTTTAGAATAGCCACATCTTTTGGATAACGTTGATTGCTCTCATAGTTCTGAATAGAACGCAATGAAAGTCCGGTTTGATTAGCTAACTCCTGCTGACTCATTTCTGCCAAATTCCTGAGTTCCTTAATTTTATCACCAAACAACATGACTATGACTCCTTCCAGTTATTTTGCATTTAGCATGCAGTAATGTTCTTAATATTCTGATTGACACAGAACATACGTTCGAGTATAATTTGATTATTGAATGTGCAACTTCGTTCGTAATAAATATACCATTACTTGTTGCCAAGAGTCAACATGAAATATAAGGAAGGATTGATGCCATGAGAAAGGAAAGCAGAGTAATGAAGCAATGTGGGTTAATGTTTAAGGGATTGAACATTGATCGTAATTCTGTTCTGCATAAAACAAAATTGCTACTCAAGATATATAGACCCGTTGTTTGGTCAACATCAAATCGTGTTTTTGAAGTTTGTTAGAGTGCAGAAATGTACTGTAGTCGAACAATGGAGGAAGCGCTTGAGTATCTGGCGAACTACGCGCCAGATAACGAACAGGAAAGATTTTCAGAGAGGGTGAAATCGCTCTTTGAAACACAATGGCTGATTTTGTTAATTGACAACACAATGAATAAAATTTATGAGTATCCTGATAATGGTCAACTGTATCATGAAATACTCAGTAAGCAATATTTGACAGTTTATAAATACACAGAGTTTGAAATGTTGGAGTTATTGGGGCTTGAGCGCAGTACATATTATGACAAAAAGAAAGAGGCTCTCGATTTATTTGCAATTTGCCTATGGGGTTATACTATCCCTTCAATGAGAGGTCTGCTTGGCATTGGTGAGGGATCACTTGAAATACCAGATTTCTTTCAAATCATAAATGACCCGACTAATTCCCGACTATAACCCGATAAAGTTCCGACTAAGTCCCTACTGTATTCCGACAATGGACATGTTACACTGACTATGCTGGTGAATTATGGCATAAAATAATTGAATAATAATTTGTGAACACCTCAAAGCCAATTTGGTTTTGGGGTTTTTTAATGCCTATTTTTCGAGCAAGAGGGACAAGCTCAGGTGGTGATTCTCACCTCCTATTTGGTTTGTTTACTATATGAAGGCTAGTTGAGCCGGGTCTAACAGAAATGTTATTCCCGGCTTTTTCTATGCTCATTTTTAGGAGGTCGCATGAAAAAGTCACTCCAAGGTTCGCAGTTAAGATGCCGAGCTCCTCCATTTTCTGATGTTTATGCAGCCAATCAGAAATCAGAAAAGGAGGAAATACAAATGGCAACAATGAAAAGAATTCCAAATTACAGAAAGATGTATCCAACGGCAAGTGAAGAGGTGATTGAAGTGTTAAGGCAAGGTGAGAGAAGACTTCGATATTTAGAATATGACATTAAAGTTGAGCGATTTGTTTTGGATGAAACCAAGCAAGTCGCTTTTTTTATTCCAAGTAGGGAGGATTCTCTAGAACGTTTGATTGAAGCCGAAGCACAATTTGTAGATGAAGAAACCAATGTAGAAGAAATGGCAATCAAGACCGTTATGGTAGAACAGCTCAAGGAAACCTTGGCACTTTTGAGCGCTGACGAAATAGAAATGATCAATGCTCTGTTTTATCAAGGCTTTTCAGAAAGGGAATATGCCAGAAAAGTTGGTATTCCTCAGAAAACGATTAACGACAGGAAGACGAGAATAATCCATAAACTAAAAAAACTTTTAGAAAATCAAAAATAAATCCGCTCAACCCCCTCGCTCATCGTGGAAGTAAGTGAGGGGGTCTTTTTATTCTCTCAAATGCACCTTGAAAATTTCATATTCGATTTCATAAATACGTTAGCTGATGAGCCTGAAAAGGGAAAGCGACACGGTTAGATGCGCGAAGACCACCTGTAAGGTCAGAACAGATCCATGCAAATGGATTTTTTCTCTTGGGAGAAATTTTCTCTGATTTTATAAATGCGGCCAACAATAAAGGTGCGAGCGGGTCCGTCTGATCCAGAAACAGAGAAGTGGAGCAAATGCTCCAGACAGTTCGACTGTTTCGCAATAACCTCATCAGCCTATAATGATACTTCTGTCCAGCCATAGACATCGCAATGGGGGCAGCCTGCGGAGATCCCGGAGGAGGTGAGAGTCCTATGATGAGATGAACTGGTCTCAGTTTATGAAAACGCCCTAATGTAGTAAAAGACAGTAGCACTGGGGAATTTGTGTAAAATACAGTGCTGATGAATCAAAGAAAACTGACTTAATGTCAGAACCCATGGGGATTACAGGAGTCTATCGACTCACTTTTCTTCTGGCGTTTGTTTATTGAATGCCAGGAGAAAGGTAATCTCTATTATTGTGATATTAAGAAAAATTGAAGAGCGAAAGGAGCAGAAATATGGAAAGTGAAATGAAGAAAATAGCTACCGATCTGGCAAAACTACACGGTATGACAAAGGAGCAATCCCAGTGTGAAGTCCAATATAAGATGGCACAAAAGATGTTAGGCATCCTGCTCCGAAGAGGGCTTGTAAGCGAAGAAGAGTACAAAAAAATAGATTATTTGAACCGCCAATCCTTCTCTCCACAGCTTGCCAAAGTATATGTGTAAAAACACTTGCTTTGCACCATGCTTTGGAGTAATGTGTGTTGCTAAGAAGGGAGTTATGGCCCAGAAAGGAGGAAAACGCAGATGACAAAAAAAGTCACGAAGATTGAACCAGTCAGGCAAAAAGTGATTCATGAATTACGACCTAAAAAGCGAGTTTGTGCATACTGCAGAGTCAGTACGGATTCCACCAAGCAGCACACTTCCTACGTTGCCCAAGTAGAGTATTATAAGAGCTATATTGGAAAACGTGAAGATTGGGAGTTCGCAGGCATCTTTGCCGATGAAGCCAAAAGCGGTACGCAGGTCAAAAGCCGTGACGAATTCATCCGAATGCTCAAGGAATGTGAAAATGGAAATATCGATATCATCGTCACCAAATCAGTCACTAGGTTCGCCAGAAATACCATAGACAGCATTGAAGCTATAAGAAAGCTAAAGGCACTTGGTGTCACCATATACTTCGAAAAAGAAAACATCAACACCATGTCCGAGCAAAGTGAACAGATGTTGACAATTCTAAGCTCAATTGCTCAAGGTGAATCAGAAAGTATCTCTACAAACAATCGCTGGGGAATACAAAAAAGATTCAGAGATGGCAGCTATAATCTCGGCTGTGTGGCTTATGGCTATACGAAAGATGAAGATGGTGAGCTAATAATCAATGAAGATGAAGCTGCAACAGTACGAAGGATATTTCAAGATTATCTAAACGGAAAAGGATCCTATGTAATTGCAAGAGATTTGACCAATGATAATGTGTCTCCCGTTAGGACCGCTGAAACATGGAATGACAGTGTGGTAAAAGGCATTCTACAAAATCCAATATACGAAGGTGATCTGATTTTACAGAAAACCTACACTACTGAGGTGCTCCCTTACACGAAGAAAATAAATCGTGGAGAGATGCCTCAGTTTTTTATTAAGGATAATCATGAACCGATTATCAGCAGAGAACAAGGACTGATGGTTCGTGAAATCTATGAATACCGCAGAAAACAGATGGGCATCGATGATAGCGGAAAGTATCAGAATCGATATGAGCTAAGCAGTAAGATCATCTGTGAAGAATGTGGTGGAACCTTCAGAAGACAAAAGATTTACATCGGGAAACCTTATGAAAAAATACAGTGGAGCTGTAAAAACCATCTTAATAGCAAAGAAAATTGCAAGATGAAAGCCATCAGAGAAGATATCATCAAAAGTTCATATCTTACTATGTGGAATAAGCTAGTCAGCAATTATACCTATATCCTAATACCACTGCTAGACTCCCTAAAAAATCTGAGAACCTGTAAATCTCAAGAAAACGATATCGAAAACTTAAATCATAAAATTATGGAACTGTCTGAGCAGAGCCATATCCTGAGCCGAGTGGTGCAAAAGGGATATATGGACTCTGCTCTTTTTATACAAAAGCAAAATGCACTGAATATCGAGATTGAAGAAACAAAGAAAAAGAGGAATGGTCTGCTGGATTCAAACGGATTTGAAAAAGAGATTGAAGGAACCATAAGGCTCCTTGAAATTATCAAATACAATCCTGAAATCATGGATACCTATGACGAGAACCTACTTGGCCATACGGTGGATCAGGTGCTCATAGGACAAAGTGGGACCATCACTTTCAAGCTGATCAATGGACTTAAATTAACAGAGCATATCAGTAAAGGTGGTGAGGACGCGTGATGCAGCGACATATGCCAATGGGATACAAAATGGTAAATGGTCAGATAGAGGTAAATGAAGAGCAAGCCCAAATAGTCAAAGCAATTTTTACAGACTATATCAAAGGAAAATCATTAAAAGCCATAGCGAAAAAACTGTCAGACAAAGGTGTCCTCAATGCTAACATGAAACCTAATTGGAATCATGGTTCTGTAGGTAAGATGCTACAGAATGTTAAATACCAAGGAGATGAGCTTTATCCAAGGCTTATCAGTGAGGCAACCTTTAAAAAAGCCCAGGAGCTAAGAGCAGCTACTGAAGTAAAGCTTGGCAGAACACAGCAATTTAATGCGATGAATAATCAAAACATTTTCAGTGGGAAAATTAAGTGTGGTGAATGTGGTGAAACCTATAAAAAGTATGTCGAACACGCTGGCAAGCCTTCGGAAAAAATTAAATGGAAATGTAGAAACTATATTTTTCAAAACCGAGTTTTATGTCGGAATAGTTTTTTCACTGAAGATGAGCTAAAAAGCACCTTTATAGAAGCAACTAACCTACTGATCAAGCAAAAAAAGAAACTTGATAAGATACAACCAGATGAACCGCCGAAAATTAACCTCGAACTCAGACAGACTGAAAATAGAATTAAAGAACTCGAACAAGACGGCGAATTTTCAAGTCCAGAACTTGCAGAGCTGATTTTTAAAAGAGCTGTACTTTATTACGAAGGCTCAAAGATTGCTGATCAAAAGCGGAATGCTGAAAAATTAAAATCGACTCTCTCAAATATAAATACCCTGACAGAATTTAATGAGGAACTGTTCGAAAGCATTATTAAAAGAATGACGGTTTATAAAGAGACATCCGTGAAAGTGGAGTTTATAAATGGAATCATTATCAACGTAGCAATCGAGTACAAACGAAAGGATGGTAAATATGGCAGTAGCGAAAAAGACGGTAGCAATCATACCGCCTCAAGTTAAATATGACAAACATCTGCGTGTAGAACAGAAGACACTTCGAGTAGCAGCATACTGCAGAGTTAGTACCTTGCTAGAGCAACAGGAAGGCAGTTATGAAGCGCAGGTTGACTATTATACGGAGAAAATCAATAGCAATCCCAACTGGAAGTGCGCAGGCATATTCGCTGATGATGGCAAGAGTGCCACACAGACGAAAAAACGAGATGATTTTAATGTCATGATTGAAGCGTGCATGGCAGGAAAAGTAGACTTGATCCTGACAAAATCGGTCAGCAGATTTGCTAGAAATACAGTGGATGCCCTACAATATATCCGAAAGCTGAAGGAAAAGAACATCCCAGTTATTTTTGAAAAAGAAGGGGTTAATACCATGGAAAGCGGTGGCGAACTCCTAATTACGATCCTTAGCAGTCAGGCACAAGAAGAAAGCAGAAACATCAGTGAAAATACAAGATGGGGCTTAACGAGGCGGTTTGAAAACGGCATTATATCAGTCAATCATAAGAAGTTTTTAGGCTACACAAAGGATGACGATGGGAACCTTGTGATAGTGCCCGATGAAGCTATCATTGTAAAGCGGATCTACAGAGAATACCTAGAAGGTAAAAGCATAATTCAGATAGCCAAGGGACTTGAAGAAGACGACATAAGAACGGTAACGGGTCTTGATCACTGGCATCCCGGGACAATCGACAAAATGCTCTCCAACGAGAAATTCTGCGGTGATGCGTGTATGCAAAAGACCTATACCATCGATTTTCTCACAAAGAAAAAAGTGAAAAATGAGGGCTACGCGCCACAATATTACATCGAAGATAACCACGAAGCAATTATCCCCAAAGAGCTATATCATCAGGTGCAGGTGGAAAAGGCCAGAAGAGCAAGTCTAAACAAATCTGCGGTTACAAGGAAATCAAACAAGTCAAAAAAAGAAAAGAGCAAATACAGCTCGAAGTACGTACTTACCGAACTGCTTGAGTGTGGAGAATGTGGCCATGCTTATAGAAGACAGACCTGGTCCAAATATGGACAAAAATCAGCTGTATGGCGATGTGAGGACAGGCTAAAAAATGGAACAAGCTCGAGATGTCAAAACTCACCAACCCTAAAAGAAGAACAGCTCCACGATGCTATTATGAAAGCCATAAATAAGGTAGTCGAAAACAGTGGCGATTTTATAGAAACTTTCAGAGAAAATGTCATACGGGTCATAGGCAATTACAGTACTCAAGGGGTTACAACGGAATACGATGACCAGATAGATCAACTGCAAAAGCAGATGCTCAAACTCATCGAAGATAACGCAAGACAAGGCGCTGTAAGCGATGAATTTGACGATGCATACAAACACTTATCCGAGCGAATCAATGAGCTTAAACAGGCAAAATTAAAGCTTGTAAGGGCACAGAAACAGGCGGAGAACTATGCAGAGAGGGTTGAAGCACTGGACAAGGCAGTGGGCACTGTAAACCCACAAGTGAGGGAATTTGATCAAGAGCTAGTTAAGAGGTTGATCTATAGTATAAAGGTGCATAAGGGGCTGAAGATAACGATACAATTTCACTCAGGAATTGTGATGACTGAGGAAGTGGATTGTTATGAGGAATAAAGATAAAGAATAGAACAAAGACATCACCCCAGCCGTAGCTGCTAATGCAGTTGCGGTTTGTTGTTTTTTGCGGAATGGGGAGCTAATTGGTTGCGAACTTAGAAACTTTAATAGATTTGAGGAGAAGATAAAATGACTACGGAAGAGTTATATGATTTGATGGAAGATGGCAACCTTGGCTATGCCTGTGTTTATAAACAAGGAGACCAAGGAATGCATACAGATTACATGTTTAAAATGACTGCTGAGAACATTGCTAATTTTATTGGTAAGAATGCTTATGCAGCTGACAAGATTATAATGACGGATATGTGTGACAGCCTAATTTGTGAATCTGTTTATGGCGGATTTATTATGAATTGTCCAGATCAGAACCTCTGTCGAGAAATTATCCCTTATTTGGCTCCTATACAAATGGGAGAAGTGGATCCGAAAGAATTCCCAGTGGCGACAAGAGAAGAGATGGAAGCACTTTGGGATGCAGAAGAGGAAGTTGTTATGCAAGCGGAGTTTAGAATGTTGTGAATTAAAAAA